TGGTATGAGAACCCGTGCGCACGTGCGTATGCGTGAGGCTGATTTGTGATCACAAGATAGGTTTGCATTGTGCATCGTATGGTGTGTTTGTGATCACATTCGTGTAGGGGGTGTGGTTTTTGTGATCACATAGCTAATACTCAAGCTATATGAGTAGTAAAACACAATAAAAACAAACATTTAGTACTACATTTCTGCATAGTTTTACATATATTCAAATCCTGGAATGTATATCTTTAGTATATTCTCTAATGAAATCAATGGCTTAGCATTTATGGTAAGGGGTAGGGCAGGGGCCACGGGTGGGGTGTACGTTATACGTATATGTACAGTTACACACACGGGGTTTTTTCGTTCTCGTATACCAGTAAGCCATACTTTGCAGTTTTGCAAAGCGAGTATTGCAATTATGCAAAGGTGGGGTGTAGGGACTATTTAGTATAGTTGACGTAAGGTAACCTTAAAAAAGTGGGTTGACAAGGGCTTGACAATCGGTATAACTACGGGACAACAGGGTAAGTTAAACTCTTAAGTAATAACTCTATAAAGTAGTTACACATAAGAAGTAAATATAAAAGATAGTTATTACATAAAAGTTATTACTTAGTGTAGTAAATATGATAGTGGACATAGGTCATATAACTTTATAGTAATATTACTCATATTTGTACTTGACAGAGTTATTACTCTTATGTTAAACTATACACAGTCACAAATCATAAAAGCAATAATACTATTGTGACTACGTGCTGCGAGTAACTACACATATGTTGTAACTGTGTGTCTCCTCTCCCTCCTCTCTGTAACAATTACAATGTAACAACGTTATTTGCAGCACGTACTTATTGCTGATTAAAGTTTTTTCTTGACAATGCAAAACAAACAAGTACAACTATATGCAAGTGAAGATGTTTTAACAGACTTCTATAATGCGTTAGCTAACAATGACTCACGTGCTATGCATAAAGTACACATACCAAAGTCGGATGTGTTCTACGTAAGAGAAGCTATCTATGCACGTACTGGAGAGTGGTACTCTTTAGATCACGTAGAAAGAGCTATGTACTTAGAAGGACATCTGCAAAGACATGAAGTGTTAGACCCTGACAGAGAGAGACAGTATGGATAACTTAAAGCTACCTATAGCACTTGTATTAGCTATGGCTGCTCAGCTAGCTGGTGGTGTGTGGTGGGTATCACAGCAAGCAGCTACTATAGCTGATCTAGAAGAGACCGTATCCCAGTTAGGCTCACGTATGGCTATAGAGGATAACATTAATCTTAAGCGTGACGTAGAAGAGAATGCTGATTACATTGATGGTGCTTTTGCTGAGATAGATGAACTATGGGATGAGACAGAAGGTTTGTCTCTTTCTATTATGCGTATAGTAGACTTACAGCAACGAGTAGCGCTACTAGAGAAGACACTAGAGTTTATTAACAGAGATCACAATAATCTGTTAGACCCACGTAAGATGGACATGAAGTAAGATGGCAACAACTAAAGATGTAGAACGTTTACCTAGCGGAAAGCTTAAATACCGTGGTGAGACTTACCCTGGTTATAACAAACCTAAGCGTACACCAGGTGCAGCTAAGAAGTCTGCTGTGTTAGCCAAGAAGGGTAATGAAGTAAAGGTTGTACGCTTTGGTGATCCTGACATGTCCATCAAGAAAGATAATCCTGAACGCCGTAAGAGCTTCCGTGCTAGACATAACTGTGATACAGCAACGGATAAGTTTACTGCTCGTTACTGGTCATGTAAGGCTTGGTAAGATGCCAGTACGTAAGGTTCCAGGTGGATACAAGTGGGGTAACACAGGTAAGGTCTACAAGACTAAAGCTGCTGCTGAGAAGCAAGGTAGAGCTATTCATGCTGCAGGGTATAGCAAAGGTGGTGACACAATAAATGCTGCTGGTAACTACACGAAGCCTACCATGCGTAGGAAGCTTGTTGAGAAAATCAAAGCAGGTGGTAAAGGTGGAAAGCCTGGTCAGTGGTCAGCCCGTAAAGCGCAGATGGTTGCCAAACAATACAAAGCTAAAGGTGGAGGCTATACATCATAATGAAAGCACCACAGAAAAGTTTAAAGAAGTGGACTAAACAGAACTGGCGTACTAAGAGTGGTAAACCTTCTACGCAAGGCTCTAATGCTACTGGTGAACGGTACTTACCTGCTAAGGCTATTAAGTCTCTTAGCAGCAGTGAGTATGCAGCTACCACAAGAGCAAAACGACAAGGCACTAAGGCAGGTAAGCAGCATGTGGCTCAACCTAAGAAAGTTGCAGAGAAAGTAAAACCGTACAGAGCTAGTAGGGGTGGGCTAGCCAAAACAACAAAGAAGAAGTAATGCCATTCCTAACAAGTAGTATACCGTACTTTAAAGCGTGGGTACGTAGAGAATACACGAAGAACTTAGAAGATTATCATGGAGAGTTTTTACATTGTATGGTCATAGGTGTGACCACAATGCCAAACAGAACCTTAAGCTTTCAGGTAATTTTTACTGGGTGTGAATCGGACTTCGATGACACAGAGAACGTACATGGTGGAGCTATGTGGGCTAGGATGCCCCTTACAGCACTTGTAGCAGATACACCTTTAGAAGAGTGGCCTACAGAACTACCGCCGTATCTAGCACAGCCTTGGGATTGTATGTCTCATACACACTCTGTTTATAAGCTAGAACGTGCAAGCCCAGCGCCTTGGATAGCAAAGATAGATGGAGAGTTCTACCCAGCAAAGTATTACTTTACGGTAGATTACACAGATAACGAAGTAGCAGATGACCCTGCACAACATAAGCAATCACACGTATTAGAGTTGCTAGATGCAGGAGAGTATACAGGTAACATTGTTGCGTTACCCAATAACAGAGTGAGAGTAACTCACCCAGCATGGTTTGAAACAGGGCAAGGTGCTCCAGACTTTAAGCCTAACCAACATATCTATAACTCGAAAGAAAACGTAGACTACGTATGGGATACGCAACGAGTGTTTAACAATCTATATAGTGAGGAAGACCAATGAAGATGAAGAAAAAAGGCTACGCAATGGGTGGCGCTACCAAGATGAAGAAAAAGGGTTACGCAATGGGTGGACTAACACCAGCGCCAAACAAAGGTGCAGCATCTCTACCAAAAGAAGTACGTAATAAAATGGGCTTTATGTATGGCGGTGGTATGACCAAAAAGAAAAAAGGTTATGCTAAAGGTGGTGTAGTAATGTGTGGTGCATCTAACCCTGCTGAACGTCCAATGAAGAAAGGCAAGTAATGCCTAACAAGTATTATCATAAGTATCAGGACGCTTTAGAAGCTAAAGGCTACCGTGTAGACGAGAATGGCTGGGTGCGAGACAGAATGGGTAATCAAGCGGCTGGTCAGGATCGCTTTGGTAACGTATATAGTAATGACCCTAACGTAACACGTATATGCCAAGAAGCTGAAGCAGCTATGACTAAAACACCTAAGCCACGTGCTAAGAAAGCTGTAAAGAAAGAGGAGACTGAAGTTGTTGAGACTCTGGAGATGGTACGAGCACGTGATGAGAATGGACACTTCATCGCTGATGATCCCTCTACACCTGATGTGAATGAGGCTTGGGTAGTTAAGACTGTCAAGAAGGTTATTAAGAAGTAATGTCTATTACCTCGTATCCTAAAGTAATGACTATGGGTGGTGGCGTTGGCGACTATCCTTATTTTATACAAGTTTCACGAGGTCTTGTAGATGGACACAAACGTTTATTTAAGTTTGGTTACAATCCTGAAATACAAGACATAAGTGAAACTATTTGGGATGCAGGTGGACTATATACATACCCTTCTAGTGCTGTGGCTATGACAGTAACTAGTGGCGCAGGTGCTACAGACAATGGTGTAGCTATTACTGTGCAAGGACTAGACAGTAACTACGACGAAGTATCAGAAGAAGTCACACTAGCAAGTACTGGTACAGCTACCACTACACAAACATTCTTACGGGTATATCGTGCTTTTGTTTCTGGGTCACAGGCTATTACTTCAAATACCACAATAACAAATAGCAGTACAACATATGCACAGATTAATAATGGCGAAAATCAAACACTGATGGCTTTATGGACTGTACCTGCAGGTTACACAGCTTATCTATTAGCTACTAAGATTACAGCGTTCACAGAACAAAACAACAAGATTGCAACTATAAACATTAATGCTCGTAGAGAAAACGGTGTATTTCGTACAGCAGATAAGTTTGATGTATTTGCTGCAGCTATTACACAAGAGTATACTTGTCCTATACCTTTTCCTGAAAAGACTGACATCGAGGTAAGGGCTGTCGCAACTAGCTCTAATGCTGATCTAAGGGTTGCTGCAGGACTAGATATTATTTACATAGAGAATACTGCACCATGAGCTTAGATAAAAAGAGAACACTTTCTAAAGAGCTTACTACAGCTAATCAGGACATCTATACAGTACCTCCTAGCTTTAGTGGTAATGTTAACAGTATTATTGTGACTAACGCATCAAGCTCTTCTGTAACCTTTAGTTTAGATTGGTATCAAGCTACAAGTACATCTTATTTTACTATAGCTGAAACAGTTAACATGCAACCAAACTCTATTATACAGATTACGGAGTATCCTCTGTTTTTAGAGAAGAATGATAAGATACGTGGTTTAGCAAGTGCTAACAGTTCTATTACTGTTACAGTAGCCACAGAAGAGATGTTTGAACCTCGCAACAGATTTGCATAACGGGTATTCCAAATAAGTAATAGTAAAGGCCCACGATTTAAGTAAAACTATGTTCATCTGCTAGCAAAGCTAGCGTCCTAACTAACAAAGGAGAAGGAACATGGAACTAGTTATTTCGGAATCATCAAAGTGGGCCACTAATTTCAAGGCTTGGATGGTCAAAGTGTTTAACGCAATGATTGAAGCACGTCAACGTCAAGCTGATGCACGTATCGCAGAGATGCACCTATGGCGTATGTCAGATCGTGAGCTTAACGATTTAGGTATCGGACGTGGTGACATCAAGCGTATCGTAAGAGAAGGTAAAGAATAATCTATACTTGTTTGAGGAGGCAGTATGGACCCAATTACAATAATCAGTGGGGCCACTGTCGCCTTTAATGCTCTTAAGAAAGGCTTTGCTATAGGCAAGGACTTACAGGACATGGGTAGCCAGCTAAACAAGTGGGCTGGTCACATGGCTGATCTAGGGCAAGCTGAGAAGCAGGTTAAGAATCCTCCTTGGTGGAAGTCTATTGGTGGCTCTATAGAGGCTGAAAGTTTGGAAGTTTTTGCAGCGAAGCGTAAGGCCGAGGCCATGCGTAAAGAACTCAAGGACTATATAAGTTTCACAATGGGTCCATCCGCATGGGATGAACTAGTGGCTATCGAAGCCAAGATACGTAAACAGAAGAAGGAACACGAGTACCGTAAAGCTGAACTACAAGAAGCTATTATAACTTGGACAGTAACAGGTTTGCTTTTAGTATTAGGTTTTGGTGCTCTAGGTTTCATATTATACATGGTGAGCTAATGGCTAGACAACTAACAGAAAACCAAATGAAGTTCTTAGAAGTCCTGTTTGATGAAGCAGGGGGTGACGTAGTTACCGCTAAGAAGCTAGCAGGGTATAGTGAAACATCTAGCACAGCCGCTATTGTGGAAAGCTTAAAAGATGAAATCGCAGATAAGACACGCACTTATTTTGCTCGTACTGCGCCCAAGGCTGCTATGGCTATGGTTGGTGCTTTATCTGACCCTACTGAACTAGGTGTTCGTGATAAGATGGCAGCAGCTAAAGATTTACTTGACCGTGCAGGTTTAGGTAAAGTAGACAAGATTGACGTAGGGTCAAGCAGTGGTGGGGTGTTTATCCTGCCATCCAAGGAAGGTAAGAACGAGTAAGTATGAACCGTGAATCTTTGGGGTATTGGGAATTACCCAAGCCACACAAAGGTGAAGAGAGACAGTGGCACGTAATAGCTAGAACAACACGCACCGTGCCTTTCGGATACAGAGTACACCCTGACAACGAAAACTTATTAGAACCCATACCAGATGAACTAGAAGCTTTAGAGCTTGCAAAGCGTCACTTAAAGCAGTATAGTTACAGAGAAGTTGCTATATGGTTACAGAGACAAACTGGTAGATACATCTCACATATGGGTTTAAAGAAAAGGGTAGACATTGAGCGAAGACGTAAGAAAGCAGCTACAATTAAACGCAAGCTTGCCAAGCGGCTCGAAGAAACGCTACAGGAGATCAAGCGGCTCGAAGAAGAAAATATTGGAGCCTACCGAATCATCCCCCCAGACGATTGAACCTGTAGTAGAAACTGTAGCAGCACAAGTAAAACCTGTAGAGTTTGATGTTGACACTGCACAAGAAGTAGTGTTTAAACCAAACCCAGGACCACAGACACACTTCTTATCCGCATCTGAAAGAGAAGTGCTGTATGGTGGGGCGGCTGGTGGCGGCAAATCGTATGCTATGCTGGCTGACCCACTTCACGGTTTAAATGACCCTAACTTTAGTGGTCTACTAGTCCGACATACTACGGAGGAACTACGTGAGCTTATCCAGAAAAGCCAAGAGCTTTATCCTAAAGCCGTTCCAGGTATTAAGTGGAGTGAGCGCAAAAGCCAGTGGATTAGTCCAAGGGGTGGTAGACTTTGGATGTCGTACTTGGACAAAGACATGGACGTTACTCGTTACCAAGGTCAAGCGTTTAACTGGATCGGGTTCGACGAACTAACACAATGGCCTACGCCTTATGCGTGGGATTATATGCGTTCACGTTTACGTAGTGCACACAGTAGTAACTTAGGTCTGTATATGCGAGGCACTACAAACCCTGGTGGTGCAGGGCATCAATGGGTTAAGAAGATGTTCATTGACCCAGCGCCAGCAGGTAAGTCTTTCTGGGCTACCAACATTGAGACAGGCGACACTATCAAGTTCCCTAAAGGCCACAGCCGTGAAGGTGAACCTCTGTTCAAACGTAGATTTATTCCTGCTAGTTTGTTTGACAATCCATATCTAGCAGATAGCGGTGACTACGAAGCAATGCTATTGTCATTGCCAGAACATCAGCGCAAGCAGTTGCTAGAAGGTAACTGGGACATTAATGAAGGAGCAGCGTTCCCTGAGTTTAACAGAAGCATACACGTTGTGGAACCTATCGACATACCTGACTCCTGGCCTAAGTTTAGAGCTTGCGACTATGGTTACGGCTCCTACACTGGAGTACTCTGGTTCGCTGTCGCACCGACTGAACAGTTGGTTGTCTACAGAGAGCTTTATTGTTCTAAGGTTACGGCTACAGATTTAGCAGATATGATTCTTGAAGCGGAATCAAATGATGGAACTATCAGGTACGGCGTGTTAGACTCGTCCCTCTGGCACAAAAGAGGTGATACTGGCCCGTCACTAGCAGAGCAAATGAACATGAAGGGTTGTCGTTGGAGACCTTCGGATCGCTCTCGTGGCTCAAGGGTAGCAGGTAAGAACGAGATTCACCGCCGTCTGCAGGTGGATGAGTTCACTGAAGAGCCAAGGCTGGTGTTCTTTTCCACCTGCACCAACACAATAGCTCAGCTACCTAGCATACCGCTAGATAAGAAGAACCCTGAAGACGTTGATACAAATGCTGAAGATCACTTGTATGACGCACTACGCTATGGTATAATGACTAGACCACGTAGTTCCATCTGGGATTACAACCCAGCAAAACAAAACTCTGGCTTTCAAATGTCGGACTCAACTTTTGGATACTAAATAAATGGCAGAAATAGACGATCTTTCCTTCGAGACAGATGATGTAGTAGCAGCCGAATCTAGTGAAGACAGTCTGTTTACTAGCTTAAGCAGTATTGTAACATTTGTAGCTGAGCGATTCAAACGAGCAGAAGATTCACGTTTGGGTGATGAAGAACGTTGGCTACGCTCCTATCGTAACTACAGAGGTATTTATGGACCAGAGGTGCAGTTCACATCTAGTGAGAAGTCTAAGGTATTTGTTAAAGTTACTAAGACTAAAACACTAGCTGCATACGGACAGATAGTTGATGTACTATTCGGTAATAACAAGTTCCCTCTTTCTGTTGAGCCATCAGTTCTGCCAGATGGTGTAGCAGAGTCAGTACACATCAATGTTGATCCTAATGCTGGCCCAGCGCATGAAGTACTAAAAGGTGCATTTGAACAACAACCATCTAAGCCTTACTTGATTGGCCCTGACACAGAGCTAAAACCAGGTGAGACACGTACTACCCTAATGAAACGCTTGGGTGGCATGAGTAACAAGCTTGGCCCTGTCAGTGATAAGATCATTGAGGGTGACGGTACTACACCTACAAGTGTAACATTCCATCCTGCTATGGTAGCAGCTAAGAAGATGGAGAAGAAGATTCACGATCAGCTAAACGAGTCAGGTGCATCTAAACATTTACGCTCTATGGCTTTCGAGATGGCACTACTTGGTACAGGTGTTATGAAAGGCCCATTTGCTGTAGATAAAGAATACCCTAACTGGGATGAAGAAGGGGACTACGATCCGCTAATCAAGACTGTACCTTCTACGAACCACGTATCAGTATGGAACTTCTACCCTGACCCTGAAGCTACAAGCATGGATGATGCAGAGTATGTGGTAGAGCGTCACAAGATGTCTCGTAACCAACTACGCTCTTTACGTGGTCGTCCTTACTTCATGGATGAATCTATCCAGCTAGCTATTGATAAAGGTGCTGACTATGTGCGTAAGCACTGGGAAATGAAGATGGAAGACGATGATAGTCATCCTTCGGATAGTGAGCGCTGGGAAGTACTAGAGTTCTGGGGTTTTGTTGATACTGATCTACTAGAAGAGAACGGCATCAAGATTCCACGTGAGCTACGCAACTTAGTAGAAGTAAATGCTAACATCTGGGTTTGTAATGGTGAGATTATCCGTTGTGTACTAAACCCATTCAAACCATCACGTATTCCTTACTATGCTGTACCATATGAGCATAACCCATACAGCTTCTTTGGTGTAGGTATTGCAGAGAACATGGATGATACACAAACATTGATGAACGGTTTCATGCGAATGGCTGTTGACAATGCTGTATTATCTGGTAACCTACTGATTGAGATAGATGAAACAAACCTCGTACCAGGACAAGACTTATCCGTGTATCCAGGCAAAGTGTTCCGTAGACAAGGTGGAGCGCCGGGTCAAGCTATCTTTGGTACTAAGTTCCCCAATGTGGCTGCATAGAACATGCAACTCTTTGACAAAGCTAGGGTTTTGGCTGACGAGAGTACTGGATTCCCAAGCTTCGCCCACGGGCAAACAGGAGTATCAGGAGTGGGTCGTACCGCTAGTGGCATTTCTATGCTTATGTCTGCAGCTAATGGCTCTATTCGGTCTGTAGTAAAGAACGTAGACGATTATCTCCTAGCACCTATGGGCCGTGCATTCTTCGCATTTAACATGCAGTTTGACTTTGATGAAGACATCAAGGGTGACCTAGAAGTGATGGCTAACGGTACTGAAAGCTTGATGGCTAACGAAGTACGTAGCCAACGCTTGATGCAATTCTTGCAAGTTGTACAGAACCCAGCACTAGCACCGTTTGCTCGTATGGATTATATTGTTCGTG